AGGCGGCTGGAAGAACATATACAGTCGGATGACGCTCCATACGATGTGTGGGTGCGGCAGGGTCTGATCACGGTAACGGAGACAATGGGCGGTGTAAAAACAGACTACCGTTACATTCTAAACTACCTAAAACAACTGATCGCAGACTATGACTTGGATCTGCAGGTCATTTGTTACGACCCACACAACGCCTCTGCATTTCTGGCAGACCTGGAGGAGATCGCCCCATGCCTGTCCGTAACGCAAACGCACAGGGTGCTGTCAACCCCTACGGAGGACCTACGGCTGGAGATCAAGGCAGGGCATGTGGAATATAACGGCGACGACGCCCTTTTGACCCGCTCCATGCTGTCCGCCAAGACGGTGGGCAACTCCTATGGAGAGGTCAAGATCGACAAGGAAGTCAAGACGGATCGTATCGACCCGGTAGACGCGCTGATCGACGCCTGGCTAATGGCAATGCAGGAGGAGCAGGCAGTCAACTTGGACGATGTGGTAGAAGAATATCTTTCACTGATGGGAGCGAAATCAAATGCCATTTTTTGATAATCTGCGAAAAAACGCAACGGCTGTGCGAAACGCCTTTGTACAGCCAAGCACTTCGCCGGGGGACGAAAGCCTGATGGAGTTTCTGGGCATTCAAACATCCGGCAAGCGGCCACAAAACGATGTGACCTATTACATTTGCCTGAAGAAAAAGGCAGAGACTTTGGGGTCAATGCCGCTGAAGTTTTACCGAAAGTCCGAGGGCAAGATCGAAACGGCCAAAAAGGACGATATGGCGGTGCTGCTGACAGAGCGGCCCAACCCATATATGGCCCCGGCAACATTCTGGAGCAGCGTGTCGGCGAACTTGGACCACTACGGCAACGCCTATGTGTGGGTGCAGCAAGATTTCACCCGACAGAAGTATGGCGGCTCCGTCAAAGCCAAGGGTCTGTGGATCATGCCATCTAATCAGGTCAATCTGCTTGTGGACGACGCCGGTATCTTCGGGACGGACGGTGGTGGGCTGTACTACTGGTACCAAGATCGTTACACCGGGCACAGCTATATCTTTGACCCGGACACTGTGCTGCACTTCAAGAATTTCTTTACATTCGATGGGTACCGTGGGGCCTCTGTATTGGAGCTGCTGCGGTCCACCGTAGACGGCCAAATTGCTGCGCAGGAATACCAGAACAAACTGTTCAAGAACGGTATGACAGGAAAGGCCGTATTGAATTACACCGGCGAGTTAAGCGAGAGCGCCAAAAGAAAAATGATCACGCAGTTTGAAGAATTCGGCGCAGGTGCCAGCAACGCCGGGCGCATTATCCCGGTACCGCCGGGCTTCAAACTTGAACCGATCGACTTTAAGTTGTCAGACGCCCAGTTCTTGGAATTGAAACAGTACGGTGCTTTGCAGCTTGCGGCAGCGTTCGGGATCAAGCCCACGCAGATCAACGACTATTCAAAAAGCAGCTATGCCAACAGCGAGCAACAACAGTTGGCATTCCTGACCGAGACAATGCTGTTCCCGATCTCGCAAATTGAGCAGGAGCTGAACTATAAATGCCTAACAGATCCGCAGCGGGCAGCGGGCTTCTACTACAAATTCAACGACAAAGTGCTGCTGCGGACCGACAGCAAAACACAAACAGAGATCTTTGCGCAAAAGGTGGACAAGGGCATTGCCACCATCAACGAGTGCAGAGAGCTGGAAGACAACCCGCCGGTACAAGGCGGAGATAACCCCATTGTCAACGGAACCTACATTCCGCTTGATAGAGTTGGTGACCAGTACGGCGCCAACAACACAGACTGACGGAAAGGAGGATCGTATGAACAAGGTATTGAATTTTGAGCGCTTTAACCGTGTGAGCAACAAGCGGGAAAAGGTCGGCTACTGTGCCCTCTATGATGAGGCGGACAGAGCTGTGCTGGACTTCTACGGCGACATCTGTATGTACGATTGCAGCGGTTATGGCGGCGAGTATGCCAACGACAAGTGCCCACAACAGGTTGCAGACTTTTTTAACCAGATCGAGCCGGACAAGCCTGTGGAAATTCACTTCAACTCCGGCGGCGGCGATGTGTTCGCCGGGATCGCCATTGCCAACATAATCAAAGCACACGCAGGAGAGACCGTCGGATATGTGGACGGTATTGCCGCCAGCATTGCCTCCGTCATTCTGTGCGCCTGCGACCGAGTGGTCATTCGCACCGGTGCCCAGGTGATGATCCACGACCCGATGACGGGTTGTTGGGGCAATGCTGCTGACTTTGCCGCTGTAATTGGTCAACTGAATACAGCCAAGGACTCCATTCTGGAACTGTACAGCACAAAAATGTCCGATAAAGTGGACAAAGAAGCGCTTGCCAACCTTATGACGGCCGAAACTTGGCTGACTTCGCAGAATATCGCCGAAGTGTTCAACTTCGAGGTGGAGAACGCAGAGCCGATGGTGGCCTGTGCAAGCACATTCTACGACAGGTACACCAGCCTGCCGCCCGGTGTCAACACCGACACCGCCAAAGACACCAAAAAGGACAAAATCCTGGCGGATTTATACCTTTACGGAACAAAATAAAAAATTTTTAGGAGGAAAAACACATGAACAAAAAGCTCAGAGCCCTGCTGGACAGCATTAACGCAAAGAAGCAGGAAGTGCAGGACCTGGCCGAAGCCGGCAAGCTGACCGAGGCCCAAACCGCAAAAGACGAATTGCAGCAGTTGCAGCAGAAATTCGATCTGCTGGCTGATGTGATGGACACCAAGCAGGCCAGTGCAGGTACAGAACCGCACCAGGTCGTTGATCAACAGGAAGTCACACCGAAGCAGCGCAGAGCTGCATTAGCGGCGTACTTAAAAGCAAATTTCAAGGCTTTGAAGAATAAGGGTACTGTCCCGCAAGACTACCTTTCCGAACAGCAAAAACAAATCCTGAATGTAATGTCCGAGGGCTCAGATGAAGACGGCGGCTTGACCGCACGATCTGCAAACGGAGATCAAGGAGCTGAAACGAGGCCATATTGCATTGGAGGACCATGTCAACATTGAAACCACTGCGGTTAACGAAGGCACGCGTGTGATCGAGGTTGACGCTGAATACACGCCCTGGCCGGAGATCGACGAAGCAGCAGAATTCGATGAAGTTGGCACACCCAAAATGCGTTCGATCAAATACAAGATCAAAAAGCGCGGCGGTATCATTAAGCTGACTTTCGACTTGCTTCGTGATACCGCAGAAAACATTATGTCCTTCCTGACCGAATACTGCGCGAAAAAGAGCATTGCGACACGAAATGCCGCAATCTTAGCAGCATTTGACGCAGCAGTTGGTGAAAACACAGTCACCATTGCAGATGTGGATGGGCTGAAAGATGTATTTAATGTCACATTGGATCCAGAAATCGCACGAGGCGCGGAGGTAATCACAAATCAGGATGGTTTCAACTTCCTTGACAGACTGAAAGACAAAAATGGCGACTACATTTTGCAGCCGGACCCGATGAAGAAGACCGGGAAACTACTTTTCGGCACTTATCCGATCACTCCGTTATCAAACAAGACCCTTAAGACAGACGCTTCCAAGGGCGCACCCATCTATATGGGTGACGGCCACGAGGCAGTAACCCTGTTTGATCGCGAGAAGATGACCATTGAGGCAAACCCCAATGTGTACTGGACTTCTGACACGATGGGCTGCAAGGTGCGCGACCGCTTCGATGTACAGGTGGTTGACGGCGCGGCCATGGCCAAGGGCTTCTTGAAAGCAGCAGCGGGCTAATTTGCAGTTGACTGCAAAAGAACGGAGGTAAGCAATGGAACTGAACACGGTTAAAAGCTACCTGCGGGTGGACTATGCGGACGATGACGAACTGATCCGGTTGATGATCGACGCCACGACGGCAACGCTCGGCGAATTGATCCCCGGCTATAACGCAGCCGCACCGACCGCACGCCAAGATCTGTTGCTGCTGATGTCCGTTAAGGACCTGTACGACCACAGGGAGAAGTACGGCACAAACACGCAGCTTCTCAGCGGTCACGCCTCCACATTCCTGAACAGCGAGATCTACGGAGGTGCCAGTGATGGAAATTAAAATCAATATTCGCAAGCGTGTTTTTTTCACCACAGGCGGCCGACAGATCGAAGATAAGGCAGGCGCCCCACACTATATGAATGTGTGGGCAACGCCGGCCGATCTGTACGGCGAGGAACTGTACCAGGCAATGGCTGCCAAGCTGCACGAAGTGCTGGCGTTCAAACTGCGTTACTGCAAGGCCCTGGAAGATATGCGAGGGCACGCCAAGGACTACTTCGTGGAAGAGGTAGCCACCGGCGCACGCTATCGGATCTATCATATCGACTATTCAAGAGGCAGCCGTGAGTCCGTTACGCTAAAGTGCGAGCGTACCACATAAGGGGTGATCTTATGATAGTCAACATGGAATTCCAAGGTATGGAGCAGCTGCTAAAGAACCTGCAAGAGGTAAGCTCTTTAGATGTGGTGGGCCAATGCACCCGCCACATCATCAATCTGTCCAAACTGGAAACACACAGGACAATGAAGCGGAATGTGCCAAGGTCGAGGGATCACAGCAAAACCGGTCGGTATCTCGGCCACAGGTTTGTGCAGTACTCACCTGCCCACGCCGCTGATGTGATCCCGGTGTCAAACACAAGGACAGACACAGACGGCCGCTCAAACGCAGAGGTAGGCTGGAAGCTCAGCGACAACAGCCCGCAGTTTTATATGAAGTTCGTGGAATGGGGCACATCAAAAATGCGCCCCCGAGAATTCATTAACAAAACAAACAAGCAGTGCGAGGGCATGTACCGCCGCATTGCCGAAACGACGCTACAGTCATACGCAAACAAGTATTTAGGCGATTAAGGAGACAGATATGTTAGATGTGATCAATGAAGCAAGTATTGCATTGTTGCAGATCTCCGGCCGGGGTATTCCGGTCCGGGAGGGGTGGTACGACCCGGACATTACAGATACGCATATCTCTCTTTGGCCGCTTAGCTATGCGGAGGATGACCACAGCGACGATGACAGCGAGAGCGAGACAGCTACGGTTCAGGTGAATATTTGGAGCCTGGTGGACGAGGTGGCGCTGGCCGCCGAAGTGCTGGCTCTGATGAAAGCCTATGGCTTTGACTTCCTGGAGAGCAACAACGCTTACGAGGACGACACGGAGCTATATGTCAAACAGCTGCGCTTTTCGCTGACAGTTGAAAAGAACAATGCCGCCAATCAGGCGGAGAAAGGGTAAGTAAATGAGTGAGGAAAGAAATGTACACAGCCGCCGTGTAGGTCTGAAAGACATCTATGTGGCGCTGGTCACAAAAAACGACGCAACCGGCTACACCGCCGGCACTCCGACCAAGCTGGCAAGAGCCATAAGCGCAAAAGTGAGTGACAAGTTCTCAAGCGAGAAGTTGTATTCCGATGACGCGGTGGAAGAAACAGCGACAAACTACGAGGGTACAGAAATTGAACTGGATGTAAACGCCCTGACCCCGGCAGAAAAGGCTACGCTTTTTGGCCATCTGTATGAAAAGGGCTATCTGGTGAAAGGTGAAGACGACAAACCGAACGAAATCGCAATCGGCTATCGCGTCAAGCGCCTTAACAACAAATACGAGTTCGTTTGGTATTATTGTGGCACCGCCAGCGAGGGTATGGAGGAGACGAACGAGACCAAGGCGGACAAGGTGTCTACACAGACCGACACGGTAAAACTGTCCTGCTATGCGCGTAAGCACGATGGCAAGTTTAGTTGCTCCGTAGACGAAAGCAATCTGCTGACAGAAGACAAGGACGCAGCCGGTGCTATTGCCGACTGGTTCTCCAAAGTTCAGGAATGGCCGACAAGCACAGCAGCCGTCGGTGGTTAAAGGAGCACAATATGGACGCAATTTTGGAAAAAACTCCGGCTGCACAGCTGGAGCTTAACGGCAAGACTTACACGATCAACCACATGGGCACGGCTACATACCTGCGCTACAAACAGGCGTGCGAAGCGGTCAACCTGGAGGAGGACGCTATCGACGCTCCGACCTACACCGCCATCATCAACGCTTTGTCGATCGCTTTCGGCGAACAGTTCACACCCGAAGAGCTGGCAGAGAGCGACACCGATGTGGCCGATGTAATCGTGGCATACATGGCAGTGGATCTCAATCTGGCACAACGGATTGAGCAGAAGATCGACGCCATGACAGCAAATTTCAAGACTGGCAGCTGATCCCGGATATAACGGTCAGTTGCCACGGAACAATCTACCGTTCCACGGCGTCGCTGGAGTTCTACCGGCGGTACTGCACCTATATGCGTGCCGTCGGTACGGATGAACCACCGGGACTGCAAGCAACGATCCGCCTTGTACAAGCCGTGCTGCCAACAGCAGCGGGCTATGTACTGAAAGCCGACATAGAGGAAGTGCTGGTGGCGGGCAACACCGCCCACTTCTTGGCACAGCGGATCACGGAAGCCGTCAACCGGCTGAGTCCGGAAGAACAGGTGGAACGAGTAAAAAGTCTATTTGATGAATACGACAAAGAGAACGGCTACACAGACGAAGAGGACGAACAAGACTACTGGAGCGCTCAGCTGGAAGTGATCAACAGCCTGCTGGATGTGGCAACTCAGTGCCTGCGCTGCGATCTGCAATACGCCCTTACCGGTGATGTGTTTGCCATTCTCTCTTTGATCAAGTATAAACTGGAACACGCAGATGAGCGATAGAAAGGAGGACGACAATGGCAGTAGCGTCAATACGACTGACGGCCAGCGCAAACAGCTATACAGCTGTTATGAAGCAGGCGAACGCCCAAATGCGGCAACTACAGCAGGAGTACTCCTTGGCTGCCCAAAAGGCTAAACTGATGGGTCAGTCTCACCAGGAGGTCGGCGCCCGGGTACAAATGCTCACAGAAAAGATCAAAGCCCAGGAGGAGAAGATCTCCGCCAACAGCAAGCGGGTAGCCGAACTGACGGCTGAAGACAAGAAGCTGTGGCAGCAGCACTCAGAACTGCAAAACAAGCTCAATCAGACCAAAACCGCCTATGACAAATCGGCCGAGGCAACAGGCAAGAACAGCAAGGAAACCAAAGCCTTGCAGAAAGAGGTCAAAGCGGCCGAAAAGGCCCTGGCTGAGAACGAGAGCAAGCTACAGAGCAATGCAGATAAACTGACTAAGGCCAAGAACCAAGGCACGCTGTTCTCCAAGGAATTGGAAAACATGAAGCTGAAGCTGAAAGCAGCCAACAAAGAGCTTTCCTCCGCCAAGTTGAAAGAATATGGCGACAAAATGAAAACCGCAGGAGACAAGGTATCAGCAGCGGGCCAGAAAATGTTGGGCATTACCGCCGCAGTCACAGGTGTGGGCGTTGCTTCCGTCAAGACCGCTTCGGACTTCGACAGCGAGATGTCCCGCGTTAAGGTGATTGCCGGTGCAACCGACGATGAATTCGAGAAGCTGCGCAAGCAAGCCATCCAGTTGGGTGCCGACACGGTGTTTTCCGCTTCTGAGTCCGCAGCCGGTATGGAGAACTTTGCCACAGCAGGATATAACGCCAAGGAGATCATGGCAGGTATTCCCGGAGTATTGAACCTGGCGGCTGTGTCCGGCGGTGATGTAGCCAATGCGGCCGAAGTAATGGCAACCACCATGCGGTCCTTTAATTTGGACGCCAGTGCGTCTGTACATGTGGCTGACGCGTTCGCCAAGGCGGCGGCAGACACAAACGCGGAAGTGGCAGACATGGGCGAGGCAATGAAATATGCGGCACCCATCGCCTCTTCGTTGGGTATTTCTCTTGAAGAGACCGCAGCTGCTATTGGCATTATGTCCGACCAGGGTATTAAAGGCAGCCAGGCTGGTACATCTCTTCGAGGCGCATTGTCACGACTGGCAGCGCCAACCAAAGCAATGAGAGATACAATGGAAGAGTTGGGTGTAAAGTTCTTTGACAGCAAAGGTAACATGATATCCCTTAGCGAGCAGGTCGCGCAGCTCCAGTCCAAATTCAAGGACATGACCCAGGAGCAGAAAGAAAATGCCATTGTTACATTGTACGGCAAAAACGCCTTATCAGGTATGCAGGCGTTGATCGATCGAGGGTCTGGCGCGCTTACCAAAATGACGAACAGCTTTAAGAACGCAGACGGCGCAGCACAGGATATGGCGGACAACATGCTGAACAACCTGGCCGGCGATGTTGAGAACATGAGCGGCGCTTTTGAGTCTGCCGGGATCAACTTGGCCTCGCAGTTCACACCGGAGATCCGCTCCATAACACAAGCTGTGACCAACGCCATAGACAAATTCAATGGACTAAGCGACAGTCAGCAGAAAACGATTGCTGTGATCGCATTAGTGGTGGCTTCTATCGGACCGCTACTCCTTGGCGTAGGGAAAATTATTGGTACAGTCGGAAGTGCAATATCCGGTATATCCGAGATTAAGGAAGCCGTGTCCGGCCTTGGCCTGGTCAGCAAGATTTCAAGCGGAGCCGGGAAGATAGGTAAAGCTATCACAGGTGTGTTTTCGACGCTTGGCCTTAAAGGCGTGATTATTGCCGCCGTTGTTGCTGCTGTAGTAGCCGGTATCGTGCTGATCATTAAGAATTGGGACAAGATCAAACCGGCGCTGGAAAATGTATGGAATAAAGCGAAAGCCATATTTCAGACAGCCTGGAATTGGATAAAAAACATCTTCACGACATTGTGGAATTTTGTTAAGACAGTATGGAACGGAATAAAGAACGGAATACAGGTGGCCATTATGTTCATCGCCAATCTGTTCAGCGCTGCATTTAACATCATAACGCTGCCATTCCGCTTTATTTGGGAAAACTGCAAGCAATATGTTTTCGCCGCATTCAATGCTATTAAGACCGTTATTTCAAGCGCACTGCAAGTGATCCGCACCATCATCTCGACTGTCGGTAATGCGATCAAGCGAGTCTGGACCGCTGTGTGGAACGGTATAAAGGCTGTCCTGACGCCAATTATCAACGGCATTAGGAATATAATCACCAAGGTGTTCACTGCAATCCGTGTTGTGATCGTCACTTATGTGACCATCTGGAAAAAGATCATCACCACTGCCTGGAATGTGATTAAGACCGTAGTTACCACAGTGGTCAATACTATCAGGACGGTAGTATCGACGGTGTTTAACGCACTAAAGAACATAATCAGCGTACCGCTAAACTGGATTAGGAACCTGGTATCTCGCATTTTTGGCGGGATCAGAGACAGCATATCCAACAGTATAAACAATGCGAAAAACATTGTGAGCAAAGGCTTGGCTGCCATTCGAGGCTTTTTTAATAAGCTGAAATTGAAATTCCCGAACATCAAGTTGCCGCACTTTAGTATTACCGGCGGCTTCAGCCTGGATCCACCATCTGTACCCAAGCTGAATATCGACTGGTACGCCGGCGGCGCCATTATGCGCGGGCGACAGATCTTTGGCGCATACGGCGGCACACTGTTAGCCGGTGGCGAACCCAGCACGGGCGGAGAAGCCATTCTTCCGCTTAGTCCGTTCTACACAACGCTGAGCAAAATGCTGGACAACCAGCTCCGGCGGCTGATTGCCTGCGTTCGACCGACGGTAATTGTACATACCTACCTGGACGGTAAAGAGATCGGCAGTAAAGTGGTGCAGCAAGTTACAGACGAAGTGACTAAAGATCAGCGAAACTATGAAATGGCAAAGGGGTTAGACACAGATGGATAAGTTTGACTTTACTTTCGGAGGCAGAAATGCCTCCGAACTGGGGGTTAAAGCAACCCAGCGACCAAATATGCCGGCAGCAGTTAAGAAGATCGAAGAAACAAATGTAGCGGCAATGGACGGCAGTTACTACCTTGACCAAGGTACATACGAAGACATACAGGTAGCGTATTCCTGCAATTTTCTGGTACCGGACGGCACAGAATGGGACGAGCGTGTCCGCGAGATCAAAGACTGGCTATTCCACCCGACAGGCCCCAGCCAGTTGATCAAGAACGACGACCCGGAGTATTACCTCCGAGTCCGCAAGGTGGAGACCTCAGAGTTCACTCGCATATACCGGCGGCTGGCACAGTTCACGGTCACATTCACCTGCACAGCGTACCAGTACCTGGTGCGCGGTGGCACAAGAGTGTCGTGCCCGGAGGTCGTAAACAATCAGTTTGAGACAGCGTACCCGATATTCTATATAACGACAAAATATCCAACAGGGAACACGGCAACGATCACTGTCAACGGCAATGCAGTGACCGTACAGATCACAACGCCAACCACCATTATAGATGTGGAAAGGCGTATGGTCTACACCGGCGATCATAAGATCATCAACGGCAACGCAACCGGCGACTTGGACGGCCTGGTGTTGGTCAAGGGCGCAAACACGATCAAATTCGGCGGCACAAAGAACCCTGCGACACTGGAGTATGTGCCAAACTGGAGGCGCCTATGATCGAAGTGTATTCTAAGCAGAATTTCACAGGAAAAGCGGCACTGAAACACAATGGCGATATGGCACTGACGCCTTATTCATGCACCGTCAGCATTGAGCTGGGCGGCGCCATAGTGGTGGAGATGGAACACCCGGTAGACACACTGGGCAGGTGGAAGTACATCGCAGAAGAAAATGTGTTGGTGGTGGACACGCCCTGGGCGGAACGCCAGGCGTTCAGAATATGGCAAGTCGTTACTTCTGACACCAAAGTCAAAGCTTCGGCACAGCATATTATATTCGACTTGAAGCGGACGCTGCCAGGAGAATGCGGGGATTATGAGTCCAACTGCTACGGTTTTGCCGACACAGTGCTGAGCCAGTCCGATTTTAGGCCAAATGTAACCGGTCTCGACACATTCAAGTCGTTTTCCTGCTATTACTCAAACGCAAAGAGCGCATACGACGCATTGCTTGGAGACGATGAAAGCGTGATCCGCAAATGGTCAGCCGAATGGCTACCAGATAATTTTAACATTCAGATTATGAAGCAGTTGGGAAAAGACCGAGGACTTGTTCTTAGAGATGGAGTCAATGCTTCTGGAGTGGAATTCACGGTCAACACCAACGATGTGGTCACAAGTATTCTTCCAACTACGACAGAGGGCATATACAATGACGACTTGGTGGTAAGCGAAAAGGAAAAGGAGTTTAGCTACCCTCACATTGCCATTAAGTCGTATTATGTAACTCCAAAATATACGCCGCAGGCGTTCTCCGTAGGACATGGGCGTCTGGAGTTTATCAATAAAAAAGTGACACGAGTAAAAGAAAACCACAGCTTCTACGGAATGGCGGCAGTGTCGCCAAACAGCAGATACAGATTGACATCGCGGTTTCGCAGCGATTGCCCTTTTTACTTCGCGTATAAAGACGGAGATCAGTGGATGACGCAACCGGCACCATCTGCGACAAGCGACTGGAAAAATAGCTTTGCTTACAGTTTCACGGTACCTAAAGGGGTAACCAAAATATGGTTTAACTTAGTAAGACGGCCGGGCAGCGGCATGAACCCTTTTAAGCACTCGTTCCGACGCTTGACGAACAACGACGCAGAGTTTACGGACATTGCAGATGTGATCAAGGAGATCCGGAGGTTAGCCGCCCTGGAGTTCTCGGTAGATAGAATAGACGAGCCAAAGATCAATGTGGCCGTTGACTATCTGGATCTACGAAAGGATCCAGCGTACCAAATGTTCCAAGAACTGGAACACATAGAACTCGGCGACACCGTTACCATCGCTCTGAATAAGTTGGGCCTGTCAGTCAAAGCAAGAGTGATCAAACTGACATATGACTGCTTAAAGCACGAATTGACCGGTTGTGAGATTGGGTCGTTTAAGCGCAACTATTACCGCAGAGTAACCCAACGAAGCTATAAGGCCATGCAGGGCATTCACCAACTGAACAGAGACAGTATGACAGCCGACAACACGCTTGACTTGATCAAAGCCTATACCGAAACGGAGGATGATATTGAATGACAACATTGCAGGAAATATTTATTGACATCAACGGTGCCAACCGCTATGTGACCGTGAGCGCCAAGGCCGAAGATGACGCCGGGCGCATAGTGCTAATCAACATCCTGGACAACGGCGCACTGTACGCACTCCCGGCAAGTGCAGAAGCCAGAGCGGTCATGATCCGACCCAATGGTACAAAAGCACTGATCACCGCCCAAGTGATTGACGGCAAAGTCCAGCTGACCATGAAAAGCAGCATGCTCATCCTGGGAACAAGCCAAGTCGAAATCCTGCTTTCCACTACGGACGGCAAGGTCATTACAACGGCAAAATTTGCTATTAAAGTGCACGGTACCCAGAGCACTGCCGGTATGGAACAAAGCGACGACTGGTCCGCCCTCCGGGACGCACTATCCAAGCTGTCCCAAGTGCCGGCTGCTGAAGATGTAGCCACGCTCAAGGCAGCTGTAGCTCTTGTCAATGGACGGTTGCAGAAGCAAGTGCAAACAACACATATCCAGGCGGTCCTTGCCGCCAAATTCACACCGACCGCCGAGGGAACATACGAGGCGCCGGTGTATCTAAGTCTTACATCGGCGGCACGCCAATACGGCACAGCGCTCACGCTGGCTGACGGCGGCGTGAAAATAGGCAAAGGCGTAAGCAAAGTGCGAGTCACCGGGCAAGCGTATATGTATGAGTCCACCGCTCTAACTCAGTGCGAAATGGACTTGTACATTGTCAAGACCGACGGCACGGCAACACGCATTGAGCGCTGTATATGTACCCGCTCCGGCAAGTATGAGACCTATATCACCGGGCCCATCGTTACAGCTGTCAGCGAGGGCGACATCATCAAGCTGGCATATATAGGCAAGGCAGACACCTCCTTCATCAACTATAATGACAGCACCATGCTGAATGTGACGGTTGAAGAGTGGGATCTGTCCACGGCAGCGGGCGCTGATCTATCCGCAGATGATGTGTTGCTCAACAAATGGCACACCGGCACAGCCATTGATGGTGCAGCGGGCAGTGAAACAACCTACCCGGCTTCCGGGATCAGCTCCGCATTCATAGGTGATCTGTATCTCAACCTGAGTACCGGCACGGTGTACCAATGCACGACCACAGGTACGGCGGAAAAAGCCACCTGGAAGTATATGACGGTGCTATCCAATGTAGGCGACGGAACCGTGCAGGCCAAGCACCTGGCAGAGGGTGCGGCGCTGGGGAACATCGGCCTGAATTCAATTACGAGCGCCAAAATAGCAGACAGGGCAATCACGAGCGCCAAAATTGGCTACGGCGCCGTAGAGCAAGATAACATCAAGGACGGCGCGGTGACAACACCGAAGATCGGCAGCAAGGCGCTCAAAGCCTGGCACTTCTCCGATAGTATTATCGGAAAAGGTCTGCTGACTGACGCCCTGGCCAAGGAGATTACAGACGCCACGACGGGCCTTGCCGAGGTGAAAGAGGAGCTGGCAGGCGCAGGTGAAACATGGGAGACCGTGTTCACAAAAACATTCGATGAAGACACCACGGCCAACCAGCAGTGGAACCTTACCGAGCCCTGCCGCAAGATCAGATTGCGCATGGCTGTGGCCGGAAGTGCTGCCAACGCCACAGCTGGTGACCATACGATATACATAAACTCATACACGAGCAAGTGCTTTTTGCCGAATGTGTTTCGGTCTGAGACAGACACCGCCAAAGGCGCTTTTGCCATTGCGGATGTAGAAATGACCGGCGATATGGTGCGGGTACAAACGAACAAAAGTAACATCGCAAGCAACTTCAATGCAGCCAGCTCCATGACCGGCGGTTCCATTTGGAACGCCAGCGGAATTACATTCAACATTTTCAGGGATGTAGAAAAACATGGTGCGATCAAAGCCCTGTCGTTCCCAACGAACGGCAAGACGATTGGTGCGGGAACACGGATTGAGATATTGGGGGTGGCAAAATGAATGTAGAAACAGAGAGCCGTATTGCGTTTTTGAAGTCTGAACTTGCCGAGACGGATTATCTCTGCTTGAAGTACACAGACGGCGCTTTGTCTGAGGAAGAGTACGCACCGATCCGCCGGCAGCGGGCTGCGTACCGTGCGGAGATTAACGCCCTGCAAGGGGGTGAGACCGATGTATAGTGCATTCGTTACGGCCGCCCTGACTGCTGCCGTGTCAACGGTTGTCGGCTCTGCTGTGTCCGCTGTGATTGCTTCATTGATTGCAAAGAAAAAGAGCAAGAAAGCAATTGACGAAGTCACCACAGCCCGGTACATAGCGATCGAAAACGGCTTGCAGTCCATATTGCGTGCTGAGATTATTCGACAACACGAAAAGCATACTGAGCGTGGCTATTGCCCGCTGTATGCCAAGGAAGCCATGGTCAAGGTCTATGACGCATACCATGCCCTTGGTGGTAACGGTATGATGACCAGATTTTATAATGAAATTATCGCGCTCCCTGAGGAGCAACAAAAGGAGGACTAAAAAATGAAAGTAACCGCAGGAACCATTGCGAGAACCGCCGTGTTGGCGTTTTCTCTGCTGAATGTATTGCTCAACGCCTTTGGCAAGAACCCCTTGCCATTCAGCGATGACGAAGTCTATACCACTGTGTCAACGGTAGTGGCCGTGGCGGCTTCCCTGGCCGCATGGTGGAAGAACAACAGCTTTACTAAGGCTGCTTTGAAAGCAGATGAAACCCTGGCCTCTGCAGCGAACGGAGACAGCAGAGAGCGAGGCGGTCAAGTGAGCAAGCTCTATTATTGCCGCCAAACAACGGAGAAATGTAAAAGCATTCGCTATCCAAGTAAGCCCCATCCGTACAAGTATGGAACCTCCGGCTGCATTTACACCAGCGGCTGCGGTGTATGCGCCAGCCTTATGGTACTCCATAACTTCGGCTTTACCAGCTTGGACACGGCAGCCTGGACACAGAAGTGCCTACTGATGGGCGCACGGTCCGCAGACGGCACCAACATGAATACTGTGGCAGCGTACCTTGAAAAGCACTACTCCATCGTAAGCAAGCGAGCCAAGACTGTTGCCGATCTGAAGAACCACCTAAAAGCCGGCGGCAAAGCCATTGTATGCGTCAGTGGTGGCGGCAAGAAGCTGTTCTCCAACGGAGGCCACTATATCTATATTGGCGGCCTGGACAAATCCGGTAACCTGATCGTGCTGGATCCGTACTGGTATGATGGCAAGTTCACTATGACTGCCAACCGCAGGAAATACACCAAGGTCAAAAACGCCAGAGAAGTGTATGTGCAACCCGGAGCGTTGGCTTCGGACATCAGCGGCATTTGGCTGTTCACCAATGCCAAAGGCGGGAAGACGGTGTATGCGGACAGCGATGTCAATTACAAAAAGGCAGCGCCCAAGGCACCGACGGTTAAGCCGGGTACATACACTACTACAGCGGTGCGCGGGATCTACAAAGGCGCAGGTGCAGCCACCGGCAGAAAAAAGGTTAAGGACCTGACCACGGACGGCCGGCGCCACGCTACCAGCAGCAAGTCAAAAGCAGACGCTATGTTCCGAGCCGGCACCACCATCACCCTGCAGGAGGTTAAGCTGCTGTCCACTGGCAACCTGTGGGCACGCTGCCCCTCCGGCTGGCTGTGTGTGTGGGAAAGAGACGGCAACAAGAAGTATATTAAGTAAAGGAGACCAAAATGGCAGAAGCGAAGAAACCCGCCACCAAGGCGGCCAAAAAGGACAAGGCATTCAAGATCAAGGTGGTGTTCCAAGGATCCGTCAGGGTCCACAGCCGCCCGATCTTGGGAGACGAGGATGTGCTCCGGCTGGCTAAGACCGGCGATGTACTGATGGCAAGAGCTGTTGACAGAAGTACGGACACGCCGTTCTACGAATTGGTGGACGGTGGCTATATTGCCGCCGATCCGGCACTTGTAGGCAAAGCATAAGAAAAGAGACCCGGCAGGGAGTGATCCCACCGGGTCTTTGCTGTTAGATTTTGTTTTCGTGTTCCAATTTGTAAGCCATTAGATCCAGTACATAACCGGGGCACTGTCGATTGCCGTAGATCCAATCTTGAACAGTTCGTAGCGGTATGCCAAGTGTACCAGAAAATGCGCTTATGCTCAGTCCGCTGGCGTCGTACAGATCTCTTACGCTGTCAAAAGATCCAGGCGAAACAGTTGGCCGGCTTTGGCGGAGCGCATACGCCAAGAGTTGACCCAAAGTCATACTTTCAAGCCATTCATCCTCTGACAAATGAAAGCGTTTTTCTTCTTCTTGATCAAGTGCATAATCAAACACGATCTTGACTCCGGACTTGACCCTGCAAGCTACGCTTACCTTTTTGGTGCGGCGCAGGTGCTGTATATCCTCCCGCACATCCTTGATCAAGTCCGCACATTCAAAGGACACTTGCTGCCCCAAGTTATTTAATATGGCCATGTTTTCACCTCACTTTTCTTCAAGAACATTGTAATCCCAGCTGTCTCCGTCCGGATCAAAATCTTCCCACATCTGACGAAGCTCGGTCTTGTAGCCTTTGCTGGCCCGCTCGCCGTCAAAAGCCATTTTGGCAGCTTCAAGATCTGTTCCCAAATAATACTCCCATTCGTCACCGGGTTCTCCGTTCTTCCGGACCTGATAGGTAACTACCTGGTAATAAGTGTCGTTTCTTTTCATTTCCATTATCCTTTCTGTGTTGTGAATACAGTCTGCTTATCGCTTTAGAGCAGTAGCCAACGCCGCAATACTTGAAACAACGGCCACGCACAAAGATGGGATTTTAAGCGGTTCCGGAAAAACCGTAAATGCCATAGTGCAAAGCAAACCAGATGTGCAGATAAATAAAAGTGTTGACTTTTTCATAAATAACGCATATACTAAAGATGTGCCGGGATCAGAGGGCGTTTCCGCCCTCCGACCTTGGCTACCGTTACCGTTTTTTGTTGTGTGGATTTTCGGTGGCGGTATTTTTTTGCTTTTTCACAGCTACGACGAAAGAAGCAGTTGCGATAATGTTGGCCCACAGGCCAATCAATATCTCAATAACATCTTTAGCTTTCACATTATCACCTCCTTTCTGTCTATCATTATAGTACGCATTGCGTGTTAAGTCAAGAGAAATTTGCAAAAAAATAAAAAAAATTTAGCCGGGCAGTTACTTGTCCGGCTTTTTCTATACCTCGCATTACCAAGTACTGCAATAAGTACTGCAACGCCAAAAGTTTTTTATTTTCTATCATTTCTCGTATAAGCAGAAATTTGGCTTAAATAAGCCAAAAATGAAAATATAAAGAAAAAAGACGGCGTATATAAACGCCGTCTTGGTGGTTGCGGAGGTAGGACTCGAACCTACGACCTCCGGGTTATGAGCCCGACGAGCTTCCAACTGCTCTACTCCGCGATATGGTCGGTGCACTTTCTTAGTGCTATATCATTATAGCAGATATTTTCATTTTGTCAACACCTAAATTTTGGCAAAGGAAAAATCCAGGGCGACCCGGGCAATGAAAAAGCAGCGGGCCACTGAAAACCCACTGCTCTCCCATCATCTGCCGATGATAACCTTAACCTGTGCTTAAGCACAAAAATATAATACTATATTCCGGCCAAAAAGGCAAGCGAATTGCAGATATTTAACGAATTTATTTATGGTGTATCATTACAGCGGGTATAAATTCGGCTGTGCAGCGGTAGCAAAAGGCCCAAAATGCCCCGATAAAATCCAAAAATAGGCAAAAAACAACCCTGCCGCATGGCAGGGTTGCAAGCGATTTTAACTTATTTTACGCGGCTGATCTCGCCATGCTTTGCCAGATACTCGTCGCTGGCCGGGAAGTGGTTCTTGTAGGTGATGCTTACCACGGCGCTCTTGTCGCGCAGAACGGCTACATTCGCATGGGACACATCTACGGTAACTTCCATATCATAGTCGGCCTCTACGATCTTGCCGGTCTTGGTGTCGATTTTCACAACGCCGGTGCCATTCTTATAATGTACCTTGCAGTTATCGGCAGTGGTGCCCTCAGACCAGGTCAGCGGCTTGATGCTATTAACAACGGAGTCGATGCCGCCCAGCGTATTGAAGAACCGACCCTGAGAGTCCTGACCCTTGTGGCTCATTTCAGCCATCTTAGGCTGGATCTTCATGGTGATGGTGCCGTCGCCGTTGTCCTCAACTACAACAGCCAGCACATCATCGGCAGTCAGAGAAGAGGTGACTAAGCTGTTGCCCTTCTCGTCCACATCGTCCTTCTGCACTTTGCCGGCGGTGGGAGGCAGGGCAGAGGTGCCTGCGTGAAAAATGCCGCCTACGATACCGGGTACCATGCTGTTGATGGTTTTGTTCTCGTTACCGTCGATGATGACGCTGTTAATCTTTAAGTCCTCATCGCCGATGAAGGCGCTCCAAGTCTGCTTGCCCTCCGGTGTATTGAACTCGGCGGTCTCAGCCTTGGTCTTGTTGTAGGCCTCTACATAGTACTTGACTGCGTCCTCGGCGGTGTCCATCTTAATACCGCCGTAAGTGCCGGCCTGAAACTCGCCGATTACGGACTTGTCCTCAGTAGCGGCGGCGTCGGCAGCTACAGGTGCGGTCTTGGCGGCAGAAAATACCACCTTAACGGCAAAGATAACTGCAACGGCAACCAGTGCAATTAACAAAATGCGGATGATCACATCCAGTGCGGATTTGCGTTTCACATTATAGCTCATAATAAATCCCCTTTCTACAGTATAATAACCGATAAGAACATAATTTTCAACTGCTTTTTTCAAATCTGTCCAAAAAAAATAGAAAATTCCGTTTTCGGTTGATTTTTTACAGGGAATCCAGTACACTTACAATTAGCAAGTAGTATCTAAAAATACAAAATCCAGAGATACTACCTTGCAGAAGGGGGATTTTAATTATGGCGGAGACGCTACAAAAAACCAAGAAGAAAGCCGGGCGGAAAAAACACCGTGCCGGTCGCATTGTGCTGGCGGTACTGGGGGTACTGATCCTGGCCATTGTGATTACGGATGTGGTGGTGTGCCACCATCGGTCGGACCCGGACCACATTCAAGCGTATGACACCCAAAACCCGTATGTTTTGGAACAGACAGACATTTCCGGCCACCGCAGCGGCGGCGGGATCGAACCGGAGGAGACTTTGCGAGCCTTTAAGAATTGCGCCGAGAACCCGGACTTCTCCATTGATGTGTTTGAGTTTGATCTGCATGTCACCAAGGACGATGTGCTGGTGCTGCTTCATGACGACACGGTGGACCGCACCTCGGACAGCCAGCAGGTGTTTGGCGAGAAGGATGTGCGCCCGGAGAACAAGACTTATGACGAACTGCGCCAGTTGAATATGGGAGCGCAGTTTGAGACGGAAAGCGGCGAAAAGCCCTATGCGAACCTGCATGGAGATCAGGTGCCGGACGATCTGCGCATTTTGCGGGTGGAGGACGCGCTGGACTACCTGATTGCACAGGGCAAGGGCGAATATAAGTATATTATCGAGATTAAAAACAGTGGCGATTTGGGCACCCACGGTGTGGACCTGCTCTATAATATTATGAAAGAGCGCGGGATTATCGACCGGGTGATCTTCGGCACCTTCCATAAGGAAGTGAGCGCCTATGTGGACGCCACTTACCAGGATATGACCCGCAGCACTTCCATTGCCGAGGTGGCGGAATTCTGGGCTGCAGCCCTGCGCAATGACGAGAATTACACGCCGCCCTGCAAGGTGCTGCAAATTCCCTATTGCGCGCCGTACAAGAACCTGGGCTTCAACCTGGGCACAGCCACGGTAATCAATTATGCCCACGCCCATGATATGGCGGTGCAGTATTGGACAGTGAACGACCCGGAGGACATGGCCTACCTGGTGGATTTGGGCGCCGATTGCATTATGTCCGATTACCCGGATAAGCTTTATGATACCATGCAGGATAAGGCGTGA